GCAACAATAAAAGGAGAAAATGCCAATAGTTATGTCACATTGACAGAAGCTAATGATTATTTTGATACTTCTCCAGATTCTTCTACTTGGACAAATAAAACAGACGATCAAAAGAAAAGATCATTAATATCTGCTGCAAGATGGATTGATACTTTAGTTTTTTATGGAGATAGATGTGATGATGGACAGGCATTAAAGTTTCCAAGAAATAATTATCAAGTAGATGGTGTTGAATTAGCTTGTTCTAAAATTCCTAATGGAATTAAATATGCACAATATGAATTAGCTAGAGCTTTGGCAAATGATACAGATGCAATTACAGGAACTACTGGAAAAGATGGAAACTTTGAAGAGGTAAAATTAGGAGATATTCAAGTTAAATATAATACTGCAAGTCAGGGAACTGGATCTGTTAATAATATTTTAGATGTTTACCCATGGCTACAAAGTTATCTTGGAGCATATATGCTAGGTGGAGCAGGTAGTTTTCAAATGAGGGTAGTTAGAGGATAATGGCAGGACAACTTGATTCTTTATTAAAAAATGTAGCCAAGCAAATTGTAACTGATATTGGTGCTTCACTTGATTCTTCTATTGTTTATACAAGAAAAGCATCTGGTAGTTACAACACAAGTACAGGTGCATATTCTACAAGTGATACAACATATAGCTTTAAAGCTCCTGTTGAGTTTGTTCAATCTGCTGAAGATAATGGTAGAGAAAGAAGAGAAGCAAAAATTTATATAACACCTGATCTTATTGGAGATAATCAACCTGATTTTCAAGATGAGGTTACATTAACTTATGCTGGATCTACAAGAGCAGGACAGATAGTTAATATAGATACAAGACAAGGTGGACAAACTTATTTGTTTACTTTATTAGTGAGGTTCTAATGGCTAAACCTAGAGATGTTGGTAATGCAGGATCAGATTTAACAGCTAATTTAGAACAAGATTTAAATGATTTTATAAGAGCTACGATACTTGAGTTATCATCAGAGGATAATCCAGTAAGTCCTATAGATACTGGTTTCTTTGCTTCGAGTTGGACAGCTAGTACACAAAGACCCAGACCAGATCAGGAAAGAGAAGATTTTGCTCCTTGGAGTAATATTGAACCAACTTTTAAAGGTAGACCATCTCCAGGTGCAGTAGTTTTTCCAAGATTTTTAGATAAATTAAAATTTAATTTTAAAATTTATTCTAAAGTTTATATTGGAAATAGATCCCAATATGCTGCTAGTGCTTTAGGTTCAAGAAGAAGTAAGATTCCTCAATTTATTCAAGGAGAGTTAAGACCTCTTGTTAATGCAATATTTACTGAAAAAAGACCTAAGATTGATATTGCAACAAGAAGATTTAAAGGTGGTCAAGGTGGTATTGGACCATTTGCTGATCCAGAAAGAGAATTTGTTGATTACACTAATCTATGACTTTAGTTAACACCAGAGCAGCTTTTGAAAAAGCAGTTACAGATGCGGTTGTAGCAGTAGATGCTACTGTTGAAATGGTTTATGACAATATGGTTTATAAGACTCCTGGTAAGACCAAGAAATATATCATTATGTCAGTTGATTTTTCACAATCAACATCTCAGACACAGGGAGCATCGCAGGATTTTTATTCTGGCGTTATTCAATGCAATGTCTATGTTCCTAGAGGTAAAGGTAGTGCAATATTATCTACATTAGGAGAGGCTGTAATTGATGGTCTGACTTCTGTTAATGCTTCTAATTATACTGATACATTTAGTTGCAAACCCAGAGTGTTAGATGTTGTCGGTCCTTCTCCTATACCTTTAGATGATTCTTCACATTTTTTAGGCTTAATATCTTGTCAATTTACTGCCAACGCTTAGTATAATGATAATAGCTATACATTAACATGACTAGAGCAGTTGATCTTTTAAGAAACAAGTTTGGAGTTTCTCAACTTTACAAACATGATGTTAAACAAAATGATGAGATTATTCTTACTGTTTATTGGCATCCATTAACTATTGCAGAAAGAGAAGCAATACAAAAAAAATCAAATAGTAATGATGCTAATGATTATGCTTTACAAATGATGATAGAAAAATCATTGGATAAAGATGGTGCAAAACTTTTTCAAGATGGAGACAAGGCTTCATTAAGAAGAGAAATAGAGGCATCTATTCTTGAAGAAATACAATTAGCAATGATAAGTGCTGGTGCTGATAAGGAGGTTAAAGAGGCTAAAGCCGATTTGAAAAGCTAATAAAGATTGGCAGTTTATTTATGGATTAGCAAAGCAGTTACATAAAACTGTAGCTGAACTATGTGAAACTTTAACTCTTGAGGAGATGATAGGTTGGGCTGCATATAATGAATTAGAAAATGAAGAATATAAAAAACAACAAGAACAAGCACAACATTCTAGTGCTTTACGAGGCAAAAGAAGGTAGTATAGAGAAAATGTTTTAATTTTTATAGCAAGTGGCTAATTATAATATTGATATTGCTGTTGCTATAAAAAATGCCGAAAAATTAAGGGCTTTTGATAAATCTGTAAAGTCATTAAGTGAAAATATAAAAAATGCTAACTTTTTTATTCAAACCTTTTCAAAAAATAATGATGGATTAGTAAGAAGCACAGGAAACTTACAAAGATTATTAAACGAAGCAGCTTCTAATATGAGAGGTGTCGCTTTAGGAACTAAAGAGGCAACAATAGCAGCAGCAGCTTTTGTAAAAGCTCAAGAAAATCTTAATCAGGGTTTAAGAGAAGAAGCAAAACTTATAAAAGAAATTCAAGAAAAAAGACGTTTAGAAAGATTTGCACAGGCAGGAATTAGACCTCGTACTCAATATAAAACACCAATAGGGCCAGGTTTAACAACAGGTACAAAATCATCATTAGTTCCAGGAGAAAGTTTATTTGGACAATCTGTAAATGTTGAAGGCAGATCCTTGCAAATCCTTAGAGAAGAACAGGCATTGCAGGAAAAATTAAGTCAAATGCAACAAAGAGATAATAAATTAAAAGGACAAAGTGTAAATATTGAAAAACGATTACAAACAATACTTGCTGAAGAAAAAGCATTGCAAGATGGTTTGTTAAAGTTAGAACAACAATCAACTAAAGAATTAGAAGAGAAATTTTTATTAAGAACAAAAAATCGAGAACAATTAAATAATGAAATTAAACAAATTAAATCTTTAAGGCAAGCAGAGATTAGTGAAGCTGTAGCACAAGTAGAACGAACAAAACAACAGGTAGCAACTGAAATTCAGATAAATGCTGGTAGAAGAGAAAGGATGATAATGGCAAATCAAGAACTTCAGTTTGAAATTAAATTAAATCGTATTTTAGATCAGAGAAGAGTTAAACAAAGAAATCAAGCTGCTGTTTCTAATGCTGTTATTGGTGGTGCTTTCCCTCTATTATTTGGTCAAGGATTAGGAGCATCTATAGGTGGTGCTGCTGGTGGTTTTGCTGGTGGTAAAAAAGGTGGACAATTTGGCTTTGCTTTCTCTCTATTAGGTACAGTTTTAGGTGCTCAACTTGATAGGTTAGCTCAATCCGCCAGAGAGTTAGGAGAGGCATTAAGAGATCCAATAAAAAATGTTGATTTACTTGTTCAAAAAATAGGTCAAGCTAATACACCTTTTGCAGATACAGTTGGAACTCTAAAAGAATTTGGATTAGAAGCAATAGCAGCAGAACAAGTATTAGATAGATTTAATAAAACATTTAATACTAATAGAAAATCTATTACAGAAGTAGGAAAAGAATCCATAAGATTCCAGAATGAATTGGCAAGATTAGGAACAGCTATAACTTTATTAGTGGCTGGACCTTTATCAAAAATGTTATCTACAATAAGTGATGCTCTTGGTGCAGTTTCAATGAAAACTGTAGAAAGAAGAACTCAAACTGCTGCGTATGATCAGGCTTTACAAGCATTTTTCCCTGGAACAAATATGAAGGCTACTAATACTACTGGTCAAGAAATATTTTTCAAAACTTTTGGTAAAAGAGTAAATGGAATGACTTTTGATCAATACAGAAAATCATTAGAACCAGGTCTTTTCCCAGGGATAGCGAATGAAGCAGGTTTAGGTGGTCAAGAATCAGACTTGTACGGAGTAGCACCAGATTTTAACCAAGAAAGATTACAGGCATTAATCAAAGAAAGAAGAGATTTTGAATTACTCACTTTGCAAAATCAGTTAGATATAGAAAAACAAAGTCTCACAATGAGAAGTGAAGATTTAGATGTTTTAAAAAGAAGAATGGATCTTCTCAAAATAGAAGAAAAATTAAAAGTTAAAGGACTAGCAGATACAAAAATAATGACCGCAGAACAAAAGAGGGCACATGAATTTGCAATAGACAAGTTAGAAATTGAAAAACAAATTAGCGAAGAGTTATTAAGACAATCCATAATTATGGCTGACCCTATGCAAGCTGCATTGGTTGATTTAAATAAAGAAATGGCAAAATTTAATGATGCAAGATTTCAAGCAGTAGAATTTGCTAAAGCATTTGGAGGTGCTTTTGAAGAATCATTTAAAGGAATAATAAAAGGAACAATGACAGTACAAGATGCGTTTAGAAGTATGTTTATGCGTATAGCAGATCATTTCTTAGATATGGCTGCACAAATGGTTTCTACTCAAATAACAAAAGGAATTTTAGGATTAATTGCTGGCTCTTTTGGTGGTGGTGGTACAGAAAATGTTTTTGCAGGTTTTGAACGAGGACCAACTGATCCAAGTACGCTTACAATGAGTAGTTTTGCTAATGGTGGCAGACCTCCTGTTGGTAGACCTTCAATTGTAGGAGAACGTGGACCAGAACTTTTTGTTCCTAATAGTGCAGGTACTATAATTCCAAATCATGCTATGGTGGGTTCAACAAGTGTTGTAGTAAACGTAGATGCTTCTGGCACTTCAGTTGAAGGTGATGAGTCAGGTGGAGAAGAGTTAGGTAGATTAATAGGAGCAGCAGTTCAAGCAGAACTCATTAAAGAAAAACGCCCAGGAGGTCTATTAGGATAATGGCTACTTTTCCTTCAATTAGTCCTACTTATCAAGCTCGTAAGACTACAACACCTAAAATAAATATTGCACAATTCAATGATGGCTACCAACATAGAATAAAATTTGGGCTAAATACAATTCCTTATGTTTGGTCACTTAATTTTGATGTAAGCGAAACAGATTCAGATACGATTGAGGCATTTCTTGAGGCTAGAGCTTTAGATGGTGCCTCTTTTGATTGGCAACCCCCTGGAAGTGGTGCTGCTTATAAATGGGTATGTCTTAGATGGACTAAATCAATTCCTTATGTTAATCGAGCTAAATTAAGTATGGTTTTTCAACAAGTATTTGAACCTTAATGACCAGTCCTGTATCAGAATTACAAAAAATAAATCCAAGTAGTATTATTGAGCTTTTTCAACTTGAGTTAATAACTGCTATCCATGGTTCTAATACAGTTTACTATTTTCATAATGGAGTAAATACTAATGAAAACCAAGACGTAATTTTTGCTGGTAATCAATATACACGGATGCCAATACAGGCTACTGGTTTTGATTTTACCTCTAAAAAATTACCTCGACCTCGTTTGTCTATTTCTAATATTTTAGGAACATTTACAACTTTAATATTAACTGTACCTCAAGGTTTAGAAGGAGCAAAAGTTACTCGTATTAGAACTTTAAGTAGATATATTGATAATGTAAATTTTCTTGGTGGAGATATTTTATTAGAAGATGGTAGTTTTTTGTTACAAGAAGATGGAAGTTTAATAGATATGGAAGCTGGTATAAATCCATTTGGTACACCTGATCCTACTGCTACATTTGCAACTCAAATATTTTTTATAGATAGAAAAGTTGCAGAAAACAGAAACGGAGTAGAATTTGAATTAAGTGCTAGTTTTGATCTTGATGGAGTGCGATTACCAAAACGTCAAGTTTTACCTCAAGATTTTCCTGGAGTTGGATCGTTTTTTGCATGACTTGGCAAGATAAAGCATTAGAACACGCAATACAAGAACAACCAAGAGAATCTTGTGGTCTTTTAGTTATTAAAAAAGGAAAAGAAGTTTATTTCCCCTGTAAAAATTTAGCGTTTGATCCGTCAGATCAATTTATTATTGATGCTGATGATTGGGTAAGGATTGAAGATAATGAAGGAGAGATAGTTGGTGTTGTTCATAGTCATCCAGTTACAAGTGCAAAACCAAGTGAAGCAGATAGAGTTGCTTGTGAAAAGTCAGATTTAAAATGGTGGATAGTACAGCCACAGTTAAAAGATTGGCAGTATTGCGAACCATGTGGTTATAAAGCACCTTTAATCGGCAGGAAATGGGTTTGGGGTGTAACTGATTGTTGGAGTTTGTGTAGAGATTGGTATAAAGAAGAATTAGGAATAGAACTTATTGATTGGGTCAGGCCAAACGATCCAGAAGATTTTATAAAAAACCCAATGTTTGTTGATTGTTTTACAAAAACGGGATTTAGAGAATTACATCCAGAAGAAGATTTAAAATATGGAGATTTATTATTAATGTCAATAAGCAGTAGCGGATTAAATCATATTGGTGTTTACTTAGGACAGCAAACAGTTTTGCATCATTTACAAAATAGATTATCAAGTCGTGATCTATTAGATGAATGGTTGTTAAAATGTACAGGTAAGAGGATTCGTTATGTTAAGGAAAATTAGATTATACGGAGAACTTGCTAAGTTTTTAGGTCAGAAAACCTTTGAAGCTGAAGTACATAGTGCTGCACAGGCAATAAGATTTTTAGTTGTTAACTTTCCAGAATTAGAAGCACATATGGGAGATAGATATTACAAGGTATTAGTTGGTAATTGGGAAATAAAAGAAGAAGAAATACATTATCCAAATGGGCAAGAAGATATAAAAATTATTCCTATTGTTGGAGGAGAAGGGGGTAGAGGTATGCGTCAATTTTTGTTAGGGGTGGCTTTAATTGGTACAGCTATATTATTACCTGGTGCTGCTCCAGTATTTAGTGGTTCATTTACAGCAGGAGCTAGTGGATTTGCAGCGACAAGTGCTGCAATTATTGGAAATGTTGGTCTTGCTTTAGCTTTCTCAGGACTTGCTCAAATGTTAACTCCTGTTCAAAATATAAAAGAACAGGAACAAGATCCTAGATTATCATTTAATTTTAGTGGAATACAAAATACATCAAGGGCTGGTGTTCCAGTGCCTGTAATCTATGGAGAAACTATGGTTGGATCTGTTGTTATATCAGCAGCGATTGAAAATGAACAGGTAGAAGTATGAAGATTATAGGTTCTGGTGGTGGTGGAAAAGGAGGAGGTGGAGGTGGTGGCACTCCACATGAAGAAAAAGATAATCTTGATTCTAAATCCTTTGCTAGGATTCTTGATCTTATAGGAGAAGGTGAAATAAGTGGTTTAGTTGATGGTGCTAAATCTATATTTTTTAACAACACGCCATTACAAGCTGCTGATGGTAGTTTTAATTTTAAAGATGTCTCATTTGAAACCAGAACTGGAACATCTAGTCAGACTGTAATACCAATAACTAGAAATGTTGCTACAACAAAAACAGTAGCTGGTGCTGGAACAGCAATTCCTTCTGGTAGTGCTGGTAGAGTTATACAGATAACTGATTCAGATGTTGATGCAGTTTCTGTGCAAATAACTGTTCCTGCTCTGCAACAATTTAGTGACGAAGGAGATATTTTTGGTACTGATGTAGAACTAGCGATTCTTGTTCAATATAGCGGTGGTGGTTATCAAACTGTTTTGTCTGGTGGTTCGGCAAAAATAGCTGGTAGAACACCTGATCCATATGTAAGAGATTATCTTGTAAATCTTAATGGTGCTTTTCCTGTAAATATAAAGGTACAGAGGATTACAGCAGATAGTACATCATCAAAATTACAAAATGAAATTCAATTTAATACATATGTTGAGATTAAATATGACAAAAGAAGTTACCCAAACAGTGCATTAATTGGATTGAAAGTAGATGCAGAACAATTCTCATCAATTCCATCTCGAAAATATTTAGTAAAAGGTATAAAAGTAAAAATCCCACATAATGCAACAGTTAACGCTGATGGCAGCTTGTCTTACACAGGGACATTTAATGGAACGCTAGGTGCAGCACAATATACAAACGATCCAGCTTGGTGTTTATACGATCTTCTTACATCGTCTAGGTATGGGCTAGGTGCTCATGTTATTGAAACTGAAATAGATAAGTTTAGTTTTTATGCAGCTTCAGTTTATTGTTCACAACAAGTTGATGACGGCACAGGAACAGGTGCTACTGAGCCACGTTTTTCTTGTAATGTAAATATTAATAATCAACAAGAAGCATATAACGTGATAAATCAGATGTGTTCTGTATTTAGAGCTATGCCATATTATGAAGCTGGCAATTTAACTGTTACACAAGACTCTCCAAAAGATTCTAGTTATTTGTTTACACTTGCCAATGTATTAGAACCTGGATTTAATTATTCAAACACAAGTCAAAGGCAAAGACCTACAGTTGTAGTTGCAAAATATTTAGATTTAGAATTAAGAGATATAAATTATGTCGAAGAGATTGATACTGCAAACCAAGCAAGGTATGGATCAGTTGTCCGAAATATTGATGCGTTTGCTTGTACATCAAGAGGTCAAGCTGCACGATTAGCAAAATGGCTGCTCTATATGAGCAATGTGGAACGTGAAGTTGTTTCATTTACTACCTCTATAGATGCTGGTACTGTTGTCAGACCAGGCCAAATTATTGAAATAGCTGATCCTGTTCGTAGCGGAGAAAGAAGAGGTGGTCGTATAGTTTCCGCAACAACTAATTCTGTAACTGTAGATGATGCCACTGGATTAAGTATTCAAGGTGCATCAACACTAAGTACTGTTTTACCTGATGGGACAGTAGAACAAGTTACAGTCTCTGGTATTACTAATAATGTTTTTAGTCTTGGTCAGCATTTTTCTGCTGCACCAAATTCTAATAGTGTTTGGATATTTGAAACGAGTACTATCCTTACAACAACTTGGAGAGTATTAGAAGTTCAAGAACAAGATAGAATTAATTATGTTATTACTGCTAGTGAATATAATTCTGGTAAATATAACCATATTGAAAATGGCATAGCGTTACCAGTAAGAGATGTAACAAATTTAGATATTCCCCCAGCAGCACCATCAAATGTTAGTGCAACAGAAGTCATTTATGAAAATACTGGAATAGCAAGAGTAAAAATTGTTGTTAGTTGGACTAGCACTTCAGATACACATTACATTCGTTACAGGTTACAGAATGGAAACTTTATATCAAGAACTGTTGATAATTCAAAAAGTTATGAAATTTTAGATACTATTGCTGGTAATTATCAGATTGAAGTTTATAGCGTAAGTTCTTCTGGTTTACGATCTACAACCTTTAATACACCGCAAAGTCCGTTTTTTGTAGCAAAAGGTAAAACTGATCCTCCTTCTAATGTTAGTGGAGTTAGTTTATTACCGATTGATGAGACAAGTGCGATACTAAGTTGGGATCGTGCTACAGAACTTGATGTGTTGTTAGGTGGTAAGACTTTAATCAGACACTCTAGCAAGACAACAGGTGCTCAATGGAAGGATGGACAGAATATAGTTGTAGCTGCTGCTGGAAACCAAACACAGAAGATTGTGCCTTTATTGGCAGGAACTTATTTAATTAAATTTGAAGATGATGGTGGGCGAGAAAGTCCATCACCAGGCTCACAGGATTCTGCTTGGAATAATACTAGAGTTACTACCAATTTGCCTGCACCATCTGAAAGATTATTAGTAGGTAATGTTGATGAACATACACCAAACTTTACTGGTTCAAAAACAAATACAGTTTATGATTCTTCTTTAGATGCCTTAAAACTTACAATAACTAATAATGCAGTATCAACTTCTGGAGAGTATGTTTTTGCTAATTCTGTAGATTTAACGCAGCCATATGACGTAAACCTAAGAAAAGTTCTTGAAGCATCTAGTTTTAACTTAAATAATTTATGGGATGATAGAGTTGATTTAGTAGATGATTGGGGATATATAGATCAAGTTGGTGGACTTACTGAGGCTACTAAGTGTAATGCTGCTGTTTATGTAAGATCAACAAATGATGACCCATCAGGTTCACCAACATGGAGTGCTTATAAAGAATTTAGTAATGTTCTAATTACAGGTAGAGCATTTGAATTTAAAGCAATATTAACAAGTAATGACACTAACCAAAATATAGCTGTCACGAAATTAGGTGCTAAATTAGAATTACAGGGAAGAACAGAATCTATCTCGACTCCAGTTACTACTGGATCATCTCAATATTCTGTTTCTTTTACAAACGCATTTAAGCAAACACCAACTGTAGTAGTGACTCCAACCAATCAACAATCTGGGGATTTCCATGAACTTGCTAATATAAGTAGGACAGGTTTCCAAGTCACTTTTAAAAATGGCAGTTCAGCAGTTGCAAGATCATTTGTATGGGCAGCATCAGGTTTTGGTAAGGAGGTCACATAATGAGTAATACGTCAGATTATAATTTAGCTAACCAAGTCGGTTCTTCTTTTAGAGCCGAACTTAATACTGTATTAGGGGATGTTCAGTCTTTAAATAGTGGTTCTTCTGATCCTTCCACTACTGTTGCTTACAAGATATGGGTAGATACTTCAACAAACTTACTAAAAATTAGGAATAGTTCAAATAATGGCTGGTTAGTTTTAGGAAGTCTGACAGATGCAGCACATACTAATAACTTTGGATTAGCAACAAAAGCTGATCCCGATTTTACAGGCACAGTAGATTCTGCTGGTGATATTGTTATGGCTGGTACTGGTGCTTTAAAACTGCCAAATGGTACAACCGCCCAAAGACCAACAGCAGCTACAGGTCAGATAAGATTCAATAATACTACGACAGAATTTGAAGGATATAACGGATCAGCTTGGGGTGGTTTAGCTTCTGGAGTGCCTGTAGGTACAATTCTTGCTCATGCAGCTAATACACCACCAACAGGATTTTTAGAATGTAATGGATCAAATATTAGTAGATCAACTTATGCAACATTGTTCTCCGCCATATCTACAACATTTGGTGTAGGAGATGGATCATCAACTTTTGCTTTACCTGATCTAAGAGGACAATTTATTAGAGGCTGGGCAAATACTGGTAGCACTGATGCAAGTAGAGTTTTTGGTTCAACACAAACAGATCAAAACAAGAACCATACTCATACAACAGATTCAACAAGTTTAACTGGTGGTATCAGAAAAATATCAGAAGGTTTTGGTGCTGGCGGTTCTGCAACTGGTGTATTTACAAAAACAGCAGATGGAAATAACACCATAACAGGTAGTTCTTCAACCAGCCCTGTGGGTGGTGTAGATTTCGATGGCACTCACACTCATACAATATCAAGTAGTGGTGGTGGAACTGAGGCACGACCCACAAACCTTGCTTTAATGTACATAATCAAGTTTTAATTATGACAAATAAAAAGATAACCGAATTTACAGAGCTTACCGCACCAGCGAGTACTGATGTTCTACCGATTATTGATGCAAGTGATACAAGTAACAAGAAGATAAGTTATGCAAATTTATTAAGTAAAGCTCCAGACGGATCTACTTCTGCTCCTGCATTTAGTTTTAATTCTGATCCAAATACAGGAATAAGTGGAGGGTCAGATACTTTAACCTTTAGCACAGGTGGAACTGGCAGAATGTCTATCAGTTCTGCTGGTCTTGTTAATATTCCTGGAGATTTAACAGTTGGTGGAACGACAACTACGATTAATACAAGCAATTTAGATGTCGAGGATAAAAATATTACTATTGGTAAGGTATCAACTCCTACTGATACGACTGCTGATGGAGGTGGATTAACGCTAAAGGGATCTACAGATAAAACATTTAACTGGATAGATGCTACAGATTCATGGACAAGTAGTGAACATTTATCTGTTTCTGGTCAAAAAGAAGTTAGATATTTAGATGCTGATTCTTCTCATTATGTTGGTTTCAAATCTGCTGCAACAGTCTCATCTAATGTGGTTTGGACATTACCTTCTGCTGATTCTTCTGTAAGTGGATATGTTTTATCAAGTAATGCTTCTGGAGTTCTTAGTTGGGT